TTCTCCTGCTCTGTCAACCACTGTTGTTCTATTTCTCCAAATTCGGGAGCTTCTGCTAGAGCATGGTCGATGAGATATTTGAGTTGATACAGATCTTTTTTACATTCAAAGGCGGTGAACCCATCATTGTACATACTTGAACACTCTCTTGCTAGAGAATGTATCTGAATTGAAATATCAGATAGGTCCCAGCCTTTCTTAAAGCCCATTAGACACTATCGCCTACATAGACATCGCTCTCGTTTGGTTTTTCATCGGAAACTGCTAGTATGCAGTTGACATCGATTTTTTGAATCTCTTTTTCACTGTCACCGTCGTTGATTTTAATCTTGCGACTCCAACGACCGTGTTCGATAAGAATCCACTGCCCTTCTGTGATATCTTTTTGTTCAGGACCTACTTTGTAGACTTTACCCCATCTAGGTTTGATACCATGACTTTTACCGTCATCGCTGCGAAGGATAATACCACTGTTTAATCTTATTTCTCCAAAGTCCATATCACATACTATAACATCGTCGTGCAAGGCTCGGATTTTAATTTGTCGTGCTTCAAAAGTCGTGGGCATACTAATCCTTTACTTTTTATTTGCTCTGGTGCTAACTTCTTCTCGTAATGCGTTTGGATTTTTAGCATAGTAGTCGGCCATAATCTCTTCGCGGGTCTTTACAATTTGACCCCCAGGGCCTAATTGATCACCTCGAGCATTTACTTTGGCATTTCCTACTGCTGGTGTTTTTTCGTGTCTTAAAGAAAGTTTTTCCATATCAATTTCTTTACCTCTGACACTAGTGTATATTCTACCCATTTTATATCTCCTTGAAGAATTCTTCTATTGGTAAGTTGTATTTAATACTATCTATCTTATGTACCCCTATTAAAAAGAGAACATAACTTGCTACGCTGGATCCTCGCCCTACACCCCAAACTACATTATTTTCTCTCAGGGTATCTACTATATATTTCATTACATGAAGAACATCATAAATTCCGTGATCAATAAAGAGTTTTAATTCTTGGCTGACTCGATCTTTTTGGATGTCTGTTTCACACATTCCGTAGAGCATCTCTGTGAGATTTGGATAATACTCGTCAGGAATGAACCATTTATTTTGATCGACTGTAGTTGGAGGAATAGGATATGCGAGATGTTCTTGATATATTCTATCAAGGTATTGTTTAAGATCATCAGAACATAAACAGTGTTCCAATATTTCAGGACCATGCTTTATTATTCCTTTAATCAGTTGTTCTTGTGTATTAGTTTCAGTCCACATTAATCAATTGACCCAGCTCGTCATCATCTTGTTGATTCTTTTTAGTATATCGAAGTTTGAGTTCCTCTCTATACATTGTAATTAAAGTTGATAACTGTGTCAAGAGATCTCTGCTACCTAAACGGGCAGCAGCATGATATTTTTTGTTCAATTCCAGTAATTTTTCTTCTACCTCATTGTCTTTGAGATGGGAAAAATCTCCTGCTAGAGGATGAAACATTATGAGAATGTACCGTGATTAATTATGTAGAAGTTATCTGTGCTCGCAGAACCAACAGTAGTTCTAGCGTAACCATGGCGCCATATTTCCAAAATCGTCGGATTAGTTTGGTGAGATACAGTTATTGGTAAACTGAAACCATTTTTCTTAATGGCATCTGCACCACTGCCGCTTAGACTAAAGTTGATAGTTTTTGGATTACCATCTAGGCTGTATAATTCTACGGTTATTTTACCCATAGATCCACCATCGCTAGGAAAGTTTAAGAAATCAAATGTAAAATTACTGTTACTTATAGTGAATATTTGATAAGGACCATTTTCGTAATCTAATGTAAATGTTGTAGTTCCTGCATCAAACACCTGCCCTTCTAGCACAACTTCGGTATTATTTTGAAGTTTGGCATTTTGTATGATATTGCCATTGAAATCATTTTCACCGTCTGTTCTTGCAACATTATCTTGCAGATCTGTGATTTCTGTTTTGGCTGTACTTAAAGCAGTTTTGATACTATCAAAATTGTCTCTAAAAGTTTGTGTGTCATTATCTTGCCCTGCTACAGGAAAGTTTTCATTTATATTTGCAAAATTTATGTTACTCACGGTAATTTTTCTCCACGCTGCGGAAACGCAAGATATTTATCTTCGATTTCCCCGTCTAAAATATCTATTATATATCGATCTGCTTCGAAATCGATAGATTTAAAATCAAAATTTGAAGCCTTAATTCTAGCTATAATTTCGGTGCTAGATCCGGGTTTAGCGAAACACAACGGCATAACAGATACCCATCCAGTTTCATAACTAGATTGATCTTGAATGCTTCGCATCCACAGAGGCAATAACTCTCTATCTCTTTCTCCTACAGTTTTAATCCTACGCCTCATATTTTTAAAACTATTAGGAAAAACACGTTGATGGTCTCGATCGCTGACAAATGGAATATCGCTGTCTACTTTTATAGCATCATAGCTGACCAGCACCCTGCTGTTAATATAATCTGGAAGATCTATAGTTTGACTAATACTAGTACCATTTTTCTGATATTCGTCTATCATTTCTACATAGACGATCTCATATAGAGTCTCTTGAGTATCTGGATCTTTTGCTTTAGCTGAGTTAACATTACCAAACAGTATTCGTTTATTATAATGATTTCTGCTCATGGCCTGAACATATTTTACAGCTTCAGTGCTTTCGATGCCTGCATACAGCAACATTCTTAGATCAGTTTGCACACCGTAATTGGTATCACCATATCTATAAAGCAACTCAGGTTTGAATATAGTTGAATCAGTTATAAAGTTATACCACGACAATCTTTTTTGTTTACTTTGAAACGCCTTGAGATAAAGATTAGCAAAACTTTTATTCTGATTAGAATCTACACGAATTGTAAACAATTTAGTAATTTCTGCTAAATTTACACTGTCTCTAGCCCTTATGGTAAATCTGAAGATTTTGTCAAAGGTAGTATCCCCACCATCGAAAGTTACATTGAAATCTTTAGAACCGGTACTATCTGCTATACTAGAATCTCTTTCGTAGAATCTTAATAGTCCAGGACCATCTGCATCGGCAAATTGTTTTACTTTACCTTGTATGAGTCCTGTAGGTAAAAATTCTAGTCCGGAAGGAAGATTACCTGATACAAATTCGTATGCTACCCTACCACCGTATAATAAACTTTCAGCTTCAACAAATAGTTGGCTAGGTTGATTAGGTTTGATTGTTCCTAAATCGTTTTGAGTTTTCCAGGATATTGCAGTTTCGATTTCACCAATAACATCAACTGTGAAGATTTTTGACGATGACGATGTTCCTTGCGTCCAAAAATCGCTGTTAGATGGCAATCTTCCTTTGTTCTCAGCGATACACACGAATATATCATTGATATATCTCACAGTGTCGTTTACTTGATAGGTTATGCTATTATTCCAGATTCCCTTAAATTCATAATCTGCAGTGGCCAATATGGAAGGATAATTTACGGCCTGCATGGTAAAAGTATAAGTTTGAGTTACTCTATCTTGATAAGGAACACGACCTGCGATTTCACCAGTGATACTATCTAAGATTAGACCCGGAGGAAACTCTCCGCTGGTTTTATAATAGACCAATGTTCCTGAAAGAGTTGGCGGATCGTATACATCTAAGAATATAGTTACATAATTGTTAGATCTAAATTGTCCTAAATTAGATTCAGTAATCCATATAGGAGTTCTATAACTGCTGGCATCGGCCTGGAATAAATTAGTATCGACCTGTACGATACTGTTATCTGCCTGTAAGAATTCTTCAGTAACTACATAGATTTTAAAAATTCGAGTAATAGTGTAGATACCATCAGTTACTGCTACAGCGAAAGTGTATATACGACTTAATCTTCTTGGGGTTCTACTAGGTTCATTATAATCGAATGTGGTATCATCGTAGAAGAATGTATCATAACCATTAGATCGTGCTTCTACAAAATCAATGGGCACAGCATCTAATGGAGCAGTATCGTATCCGCCATACGGATTTGATGAATATTCTAGAGCAAATATTGGATCAGTGAATCCTGTGATCTTTCCATCCTTGCTTAAACTCAAACCAGGAGGCAATAATCCGCCATTGGGCAATAGGCTAAATTCTAAAACGTCTCCTGCAGTTAGGTCAGTGTCGTCAACTTCTAATTGAAAATCTACTATATCGTTATCTAATACAAAATAGGCAGCACCTTTACCTACATTAAGAAATCCCTCGTTGGTGATCCATTGTGGTTCATCACTGCCATCTACAGATAAACTAAAAGTTCTATCTTCAATGTCAACACCGTCTGATGCTCTTATAACGAATCTGCTGGTAGTGAATTTTTTAACTTCAACTGGAGATCCTTTTATAGAGGCACCGTTTAATCTTAGACCTCGAGGTAACGATCCCGAGATGATACTGAGAGATACAGAGCCAACATCTGACGAAACCTGCAATGGGATATTAGTAACGATCCTTTCGATCAGTGTACCTAGGCTTCCTGCTGGAGTTGTCCAGGTTATCATAATACTTCCTTAAACAACGATACCACCAAGATCGAGATCAAATATGCTTGGAAGATCTATGGTTCCGAAATCATAATTAGATAAAGCCACAGTGGCCTGTGTTACATAATCATAATCTCCAGTAACATAACCGAAATCAAAACTAGTTAAAATATCGGTAACAGGAATTATAGTTTTAAAATAAACATTTGATCCCGAGGTAGTAACTTCTATGTCACTGCGGCTGGTAGTAGATCCTGGAGCCTGTGTACCGCTTAATGTTATTTGTTGATGCACACTGGCCAGCATACTGCCTGAGTTAGTGTCAAATCTTGTAAACGCATCTGCTGCTGTGCTGTTAACTACGATAGCATTGCCTGTGTCATTGAGAGTTATTTTTGTTCCGCTGACCAAATTTTTAAATTCTAGATTAGTACCAGTTTTTTGTTTGAAAACCCCTGTACCGGTAGTACCTACATTAGATGCAGTGATTGTTAATTGTGTAGATAGATCTGAGAAATTAGCATTAACTTTTTGAAACGCGGTGCGCAGATCATCACCTAAGCCGTCGTTGACTACATTTCCGATATTGATTGTTTGTATGGCCATAATTTACGCTCTCTTTAGTATATTTACCCGTTTACCAGGTGCCAGCACCGTGTGCCGTACGCTTCCAAATGTTTGTAACGCCGTCATAGTTTGCTGTACAGTAATACATATACGTACTGTCGAATGCTACGGAACCTATCATATCGCTGCTAATTCCTATACTTGTTGTTGGTACCGCTGCAAATATTCTTACATATTGAGTAGTAAGTACAACACCTTTTCCGCCTGCGTCATTACCGTCTCCGATTTGTACTTGCGATATGCCATCTTGGGGAAGTATAAAGTTTGTATAGACGTTATTATTGTTAACCTCTCCTACAATCTTACCTGCCTCTCCATCTACTAATATAGTGCTGTCATCCGCAAACACCGAACCTTTTAGATCAGCATCCAATCCGTTAGCTAACACCGCTGTGGTCAAGAATC